AATATAACGCTAATCAGTTCGAGAATGGAGTAACTTTGTCAAGTATCTTAATGTTCGACTTTGGAGATACTACCGATGCGAATGGAGATGCTGAAAAAGGTTTAGCAAGACAGAAACAAAAGTTAGAAAGTCAGCTTAAAGGCACAAGTCAAGGCAGAAGCGGAAAGAGTTTAATCGTACCAAAGAGCGGAGATGTTGAAGCACCAGAATATATTACCTACCCAATGCAAAAAGAGGGCAGCTTTATCGAGTTGCAGAAGTTAGTAGAGAACAACATCGTAAAAGCGTGTAGCTGGTTTAGAAGTTTAGCAGGTTTAGAAAGTGCAGGAACTTTAGGAAACAATCAGCAACTGCGTAACGAGTGGGAGTTAGCCGAGAGATTGATTAGAAACGAGCAAGACATCATTATGGAAGCCTTGCAAAAAGCATTTAAAGGTACTGCATACGAGGGCGAGGTTGAATTTAACAATCAATCTCCGATAGATTTAGCGGCTCTTTTAGACGTAAATTCAATACTATCAATCGAAGAAAAGAGAGAATTGTTTGGTTATTCTACCGAAGAAAAGCAAGAAGCCAAAATAGCTTTAAATGGCGCACAAGTAACCAGTTTAGTTGAGGTAGTTGGCAAATACTCATTAGGCGAATTAACGGAAAATCAAGCGGTGCAAATTATTAGTGTAGCGTTAGGCATACCAGAAGATGAAGCAAGAAAAATCGTACAAAAATGATAGCGAGTAAAGCAGAAATAAAAGCGTTGGCGTTTAGTAATACGTTTGATATGAATGCGGTAAAGGATAACCTAATTCAGTTAGTAGAGTGGGAGCAGGTATTGTCTTTATTTGGTGCTGATTTTTACGATGATGTGGTGGCTAATCCAGCGAGTTATACAACGCTTATAGATACCTATTTAAAGCCTTATATCGCATATAATGTAAAGGCTTATTTGAGCAAAGCCAATCATATTAAGACTGGAAATAAAGGCGCACAAACGGCACAAGGTAGTAACGAGCAGATAGCTAACGTGGAGTTCGCCAAACGTGAGGCGATGAATATGGCTACAAAGTATAAACGTCAAATGATTACTTACTTGGATAACACCAAACCGACTTTGTGGAAAGGAGAGCCAAAAGATGACCAAATAATAAACAAGATAATTATAATGTAATGGATAGCATTTACGTTACAAATTACTTTACTAATGGAATAGAAAGTAGCTTTATTATGGCTGCTTTCTTTTTTCTTTTGTTAGCGTTTGTGACCAGTAAGTGGTTTCAGTTTACTATTCGAGATATAGAATCAGAACGTACACCATTAGATGCATCTTGGAAGTTTTGGTGGCTTGATAATTACAATAGTGTCGTATCCTTTTTCTTAATGTGCTTTCCTATTATAGTTTTCACAGAAGATTTAGTGCATTGGCTTGGGTTAAACTTTTTACCAGATGCGATGAAGACCGAGAATCCAATGTACATTTATTACATTTTCGGTTTGTCTTTTGGGTGGGTGCTGGAAGTGATATTGAAGAAAGCCAAACTAATAAGAAACGCACAAAAATAGGCGGTATGGATAAAGTAATAATAGGTGCAATTTTGTTGATTCAGTCAATACAAACAGAAAGTTTTAAGAATAAGATAATTGATGTCTGCTTGACTATTTCAACTGGAATGGGTGTTTATTTTACTTTACCTTTTCAAATCAGCACTAACTTTTATGCTCAAGAGATTTTCCGAAGCATAACGAGTATAGTGACTGCAATTGTCATACTTATAGCATCTTTATTCATTCGTAGATGGTGGAGTAAAAGATTCAAATGAGATTAATCAAGCGCATATTTATTCATTGTTCGGCTGGGTTTGGCGATGTGGAAAGCATCAAACGATATTGGAAGTCTATTGGCTGGAAGTCAGTTGGCTATCATCGTATAATTGCTGAAAATGGCGAAGTATTCCAGTTAGCACCATACGAACAAGTGACAAATGGAGTTAAAGGTTATAATTCAACAAGCATTAATATCTGCTATATTGGTGGAGTAGATAAGGCAAACGTACACAAGGCAAAAGATACACGAACAGAAGCGCAGAAAGAAGCATTAATTTGCGAAATACAAAATGCTTTGCTATATCTCAAAGCATTCCAAAGCATAAGCGATGTTCAAATATTAGGGCATAGGGATATAAGCGAAGATAAAAACTTAAACGGCAAAATTGATAGCTGGGAAAGGATAAAAGAATGTCCAAGCTTTGATGCAATTCCAGAATATAAACACTTAATAGAAAAATACAAATAATACATTATATTTAAAGCGTGAAACTACACGAGTTAAAAGAAAAGCTAAACGATTTAGAACTAAAACAATACGATGGTATGCAATTGGATAGCGGTACTATCTTGGATGCTGAAAAGTTCGTGCAAAATCATATATCTTTTTTAGAAGCCAACACTGGAAATATGACTTTCTTATGTTATTACGATAGGCTGCTGGAATTTTATAACAAAACACAAAACAATGAACTGTAAACAAGCCTTAAATAGTTACCCAAGACAAAAGAACGAAAGCAATAACAAGTGGTTCAAGCGTGTGGCTGAACTTACTGGACTGCATCACAAGAGCCTCAATAAGTATTACTACACCCATAGGGATTTTGTAGAAACGCAACGCAAATATGACAAGCAAGGCAATGTCATAAGCAGAGTTGAGAAGCTACAACAAGAAAATTTGTTAGATGTCCCAGATGGCTTGGAGTTATCCAGATTAAGCACCAACGTCACTACTGGTCAACAATGGCAAATCTACACAAAGGAAAGCCAAAATAAAGCCTTTTTTAAGCTAAATAAAGACTTAATCAAGCAAACACTAAAGGAATGTAATTTAAAGCCTTTAAACGTGCCTAAAATCACTCCGACAAGCAATAAAGTGTTAAAGGTAACCTACACAGATGCACATATCGGTTTAAATATCACCGAAAACTTATACGGACTGCGCCAATGGAACGAGTTTGAGTTAATGGATGCACTCCAAAAAATAGTTTACTATGTAGGCGAACAGTTTAACGGACAGTCCAAAATAGTTGTTGCCGACTATGGCGATTTTATGGATGGCTGGGATGCAAAGACCACGAGAGGCGGTCATATATTAGACCAAAATATGAGTAACGAGGAAGCGTTTAAGGTAGGCGCACAGTTCAAAATAGAGTTAGCCAAGCGATTAGCAAAGTTTGGAGTGCCTTTAGAGTTCTATAACGTGACTAACGACAATCATTCGGGCAGTTTTAGTAAAATAGTAAACATCCACGTTAAAGAGGTTTTAAGCTATTTACTACCCGAAGTAAAGTACGAGATATTTAACGACTTTATAAGTCATTACTTTGTAGGTAATTGGTGTTTTATTTGCTCACACGGAAAGGATGAGAAGCATTTAAAATATGGATTTAACACGAAGCCAGACGACAAAGCCAAAACCCACATAAATAGATACATAGATAAGCACGACTTACATAAGTATAGGATAGTGTGTGAATTTGGCGATAAACACCAGTTAATTCGTGATACAAGCCACGCTAAATTTGAGTATAATGTGTACTGGGCGTTGAGTCCAGCGAGTGACTGGGTGCAAACTAACTTTGCAGATGGGCGCAGAGGTTTCTGCATTGAGGAAATAGCTGATAATTTTAAGACATTTACAAGTATACAACTATGAAGTCGGTAAGTGATTACGAGGATATAGGTAGATTACTTGCAAAAGATTTATTGAAACAGTCTACTCAATATAAATGGGTTAAAGACACCTATAACCAATACTCTATCTATGACCAAGTTTGGCAAAATTTAAGCGGTGTTTATATTTTGGTTGAAATAAAAGTAAGGTCTTGCGAGATGGAAACCTATAACTCGGCATTGTTGGAAGCGGTAAAATACGATGCGTTAAAAGATGCATCCGCCAAATATGGGTGTTTGATTTATTACGTTAACTTTTATAACGATGGAGTTAAAATTTACGACATTAGCGACTTGAGCGATTATAAAAAAAGGGAAGTAAAAGCACCTAAAAAAACATTTGTAAATAAAGAAAACAAAACAAATAAAAAAATATACGAGTTAATGAATGATAAACTAATCCATAAAATTATCCTATGAAAAAACTACTATTAATTATCTTATTATTTAGCGTAAGCCAAGCGCAGGTCAACAAGAAGAAGTTAAGAAGCAATATAAAAGACTGTGAGAACGCATTATCAGCGTGTTTAAGCGCAAAAAATACGATAAGTGATACAATCTACATCTATAGCGCAAAAAAAGCCGTAAAAGTCGCTAAACAAGTCGAGAAGACTAAACGCAAAGTAAAGGTGCAAGAAACAAAGCAGAACAAGAGCAATAACAAAACCGATGTGAAAACTGACTGGTTCTTAAATTTGATGCAAGGAATGACACGAATGACTGCTATTTTAACTGCTGGAGGTTTTGTTGGTGGTGGTGTAGTGATTACAAAGTTGCTACAAGCACTTAAAGCGAAAATATCTTGGCTATCTTGGCTACCTATTTAATGTGCATAAAAAAATAAAAAACAAAAGTATAAACGACCTATCTTTACGACTCTATGAGCCCTACTCTGGGCATTCATTGTTTTTGTTTTGGTGCGCATCTACTCGGTGCGCACTTTTTTTTTAATTATTTTTATTTTTTTTCTTAAAAAGTTTTTGTTTTTAAAAAATAGTTTTATATTTGTGTTGTCAATATGACAAAACATAAACAAATAACAATGAAAAATTTAGCAACATTATTAAAAGAAATTCAAGAAGCAAATAAATATATGGCAAAATTCATTGCTAAAGGCAATACTAAAGCTGCTTTAATGTGGGCAGAAAAAGTAGAAAAGTTAGAAAAAGAAATAGAACTATTATAATCAACCAAAAGCCGAAAGCGTAAGCGAGTAGGCTTTTAAAAAAACAAACACAATGGAATCACTAAACAATTTTATTAACCAATTAAATGCAATCAACGAGCATTTCGAAAACAATTTTTTTACACCAAAAGAAAATACAATGATAAACCAATTAAAAGCAGAACGCAAAAGACAAAAGATTAGCAGAGCAACAATAGCACCTAAACTCGGTGTAACCGAAGCTACATTATTCAACTGGGAGAGTGGTAAGAACGACATCACATTTGGCAAGTTTTTGGATTACGCCAAGCTTCTCGGAATCGAAGTTACTATCGAATTTCAAAACGAGCAGAATAACAAAGTTAAACAATCGTTAGAAGTAGTTGAGCGACTTACAGAATTGAAGCTGCCCAAAAGCCTTAACGATAGAAACGAGTTAGACGGCATCTACACTAATACCTATTTTGAGTGCGAAAGTTTAACGGATGAAGAAATAGAGATTTCATTATGTTTTAACGATTTAGATGTTTGGTTTGATTACGTTATTGAACGTGATGCAGTTATTGAGCATTTTTACACCACTAATAGTCAGTACGAAGCATTAGTTGATATGGACTATTTAGCAGAGAAACAAGCTTGGGTAAGCTACGAGGAAATTGAGTTAGATTATGAGCAGATTTTTGACTATTTAGTTAGAACTGGAGAGATTGCTAATTACTTACAATATCAAATTGAGGAATGAGAATAAGAAGCACAGTAAAACCCGATATTCAGTTAAGCTTTAACGACTGGATAAAATACATTAGAGAACAAGTAAACAAAAGTAAAAAATAAAACGATGGAAAATTTAGCATTAATAACAGAAAAGGATTTAAGTTTAGTAGAAGAAAACTCGCTGAACGCACAACAACTAAAACAACTACTTAAAAAGACTCCAGAGAGATACGTTCACAAGCGACCTGCCAAAGGTGGTGGAAGTTGGGACTATGTGACTGGTGGATACGTTAAAAAGGTCTTAAACTTGATGTTTGGATGGGATTGGGACTTTGAGATTATGGATGAAAAAATCATTCACGGAGAAGCAGTAGTTAAAGGTAAATTAACCTGCCGTACAAATGGGCGCACCATTGTAAAGATGCAATACGGAAATAAAGACATAATGACTAAACGAGGAAGCAATGAGCCATTGAGCATAGGTAACGATTTAAAGGCTGCCGCTACGGATGCACTCAAGAAATGTGCTGCTGAAATTGGTATAGCTGCGGACATTTACAATAAGATGGATTTTAACGAAGTCAATGTTCACGTTCCACAATCAAGAGATTGGAAAGCCGAATTAGAAGCGGAGAACTCTATTACTGGACTTAACGAAATATGGCGACAAATGTCGGAGAATGAGCAAGTAAGGTATAAGATATTGTATACTGAAAAATTAAATGAGTGTGGATTGTCTTAAATTTAAAAAATATTATTAACTTAGCGTAAACAAAAACAAACACAATGAAAAACTTACAAAAAATTACAAAGGCATTTAATTTACTGCAAGAGTTAAAAGAAATAACAACCAGCGAATGGTCTATTTTAATATATGGAGATGAATCTGGTCACATAACACACATCGATTCAAATATAGATTTTCCATTTGAAAATTTAGAAGACGCAAAAATTGTTATTGAAAAAGAAATCGCTTTCTTTAATATCCTATTGAACAATAAAATTTAATTACCCATAAAACAAACACAATGAATTTCGATAACTACATTTTTCGCAGTCATATGGTCGGCAACATTATATCTGTGCCGAAGCCATTAACACCTAATCAAGCAGAAACATTAGCAGACTACCGCAAACGTCAAGCTGGAGAGGACAGACCATTAACTGACAATCAGCTTAAGACTTGGCATTCATTAGAGCATAAGCAGAACGAGAGCCAAACGTACAAGTTAACCGACACCGCCAAACGTATATGTACTGATTTAGTCTTTGAGGCTCGTACTGGTCGCAAATCAAAACTTGAAACCAAGTACTTTGACAAAGGCATTGAAAAGGAAAAAGATGCACGAGATTTGGTAAGCGAGGTTTTAGGCAGACCATTCACTAAAGACGATGAGCGCAGAGCCAATAGTTGGGTAACTGGTAAGCGTGACATTCAAGACGATAACTTGATAATAGACATTAAGACATCGTGGAGTTTTGAATCATTCAACAAGCACTTACTTGATACACCTAACGAGGTTTATTTGCGCCAATTAGACTGTTATATGGACTTATGGAACA